CTGTACTCCTCCACCACCGCGCAGATCAACGACCTCAACGCCAACGGCAACCCGGCCGTGATCAGCGGGCCCAATGAGGGCACGAGCAATGGCCTGGCGTACGGGGCGAGCGCCCGCTTCAGCAACGTCATGCCCGTGCTGAAGAACCTCGCCATCCTCACCAGCCACAGTTCCTTCGGCCTGACCTACGGGGCGTTCAACTTCTACGGCTGCGCCAACGCCCACCTGGAGAACGTGGGCTACGGCACCGCGGGAACCGTGGCCTCGCCGAGCACCGACTACACCAGCCCCGGAACCTTCGGCACGGGACTGAGTGTCGGCGGCTTGTTGCCTGCACCGGGGAACAACGACCTGGTCGTCGCCCGGAACATCAGCTGCGGCGGTGGATACACGTACGCCCTCTTCGCCACCGAGCACCTGGTCTGCGACCGGCTCATGATCCTGTACTGCTGGGCTGCACTGTGTGTGGTGGGCAACTATGCGGGCTCGGTCGGCAGCGTCCACGCCCTGGACATCATCTCGGCGAGCATTGAGGCCTGCATCAACGAGGTGTACATCGTCGGCGCCGGCAGCGCCGGCGTGGGGCCGACCATCTATGCGGGGATCAGCACCGAGTCCAGCACCCCCAACATCGGGGGCAACAGTACGGCCGCCCTGAACTCGGCGCTCGGGCTGATCCGGCTCACGGGCCTGTTCACCGAGTCCGGCGTCAGCGTCCAGGAGCCGACCGGTATCGAGATCGTCAACGGCCAGGTGCCGAGGGCGATCAAGCGGAAGACGGGCGCGTTCACGGCGAGCCCGATCGACCGCACCCTGATCTGCGACACCAGCGGGGGCGCCTTCACCGGCACGCTACCGGCCGCCGACTTCAACCCGGTTGAGTACGTCTTCAAGTGCGTCGGCGCGAGCGACCTCACCGTGGCGACCACCAGCAGTCAGCTGATCTACACCAGCAGCGGCACCGGAGCGAGCACCGTTACCGTCACCACCGGCCAGACCCTCCGCGTACAGGCCATGTACAACGGCAGCAGCTGGGGCTGGTATGCCGTCTGACTTCACCCCCGCGGCATAGGGAGCGGCGCGATGCCCGTCATCAACAACCTCGTCAGCCAGCCGTCCGGGGCCGGCGGCATGCGCGGCCCGTGCTCGGACTGGCCCGTCACCTGGACGTGCGAGGTGTCCACGCTCAACCCGGCCGTGACCGGTGTCGCGGTGTCGATGGCGACGGAGACGCTGTACTCGCTGACCGGCATGCGGTTCGGGCTGTGCGAGGTGACGCTCAGGCCGTGCCGGGATGGCTGTTCGGACGGCTCGTTCTACGACGACTTCGGGCCGCCGTGGACGGCCCGGTCGTGGCCGCAGCCCGCACTGATTGGCGGCCTGTGGTTCAACCTGACCTGCGGCTCGTGCGGCGGTAGTTGCTCCTGCTCGCGAGTGTCTGAGGTGCGGCTTCCGGCGCCGGTGTACGACATCACCGAGGTGGTGGTCGACGGGGTGGTGCTCGCGGCGTCAGCGTACCGGCTGGACAACAGCCGACTGCTGGTGCGGACGGACGGCGGCGAGTGGCCGCGCTGCAATGACCTGTCGGTGGACAGCGGGCCGGGCACGTGGTCGGTGACGGCCCGGTTCGGGGAGCCGCTGCCGCAGGGTGCGGCGCTGGCGATGGGTGAGCTGGCGTGCCAGTTCGCGAAGGCGGCGGACGGGCAGGACTGCCGTCTGCCGGCCGGGGTGCAGCAGCTGGTGCGGCAGGGGGTGACGATCTCTTATCCGGATGTGGGTGAGCTGTTCCGGCAGGGGCGGACGGGGCTGTATCTGGTGGACGCGTTCATCGCGACGTGGAACCCGAACGGCCTGCGGGAACGATCACGGGTGTACCGGGTGGATGCTCCGACGGTACGCAAGCCCGGCACGTGAGCAGGGAGTAGGGCATGGAGAAGACGCCGTCGGTGGGCCGGATCGTCCACTACGTGAGCCACGGGACACCGATCCGCGAGGACGGAACGCAGGCCTACACCGACCAGTGCCGCGCGGCGATCATCACGGGCGCGCCTGACTGCGACGCCCACACGGAGTGCGTGTCCCTCGCCGTGCTCAACCCGACCGGCATGTTCTTCGACCAGCATGTCCCGCACAACGAGACCAGCCAGCAGCGCGGCGGCACGTGGCACTGGCCGGAGCGCACATGATCACCGGCGAGCTGAAGTGGTACACCGTCGCCTCCCGCCTGGAGCAGGCCATCTACGAGGCGCTCACCCTCACCCCGGCCCGGCACGGCGTCGTCCCCGGAGCGATCGCCTGGGACGAGTGCGACTGCGGCCTGCTCGCGGTATCGGTCGGGCAGATCTATCCGACGGAGATCTTCCCCAACCCGGCGCTCGCCCGAGTCGGCAACGCCTGTGACGCCCCATGGGAGGCGGCCGAGATCATCATGCAGATCGTGCGCTGCGCCCCCAACCCGGACGACGTCGGCACACCGCCCACCACGGCCGAGCTCGACGCCTCGGCGCGCGAGGTGCTGACGGACGCGTACCAGATGACGCAGGCCGCGACGCAGGCCCTGTGCCGAATGAACAAGGCGCGGGAGATCTCCGACTACGTAGTCCGCCCGCTCACCCCGCAGGGCCCGGCTGGCGGCTGCGTCGGCAGCGAACTCCGCGCGGTCGTCGCCCTCTCCAGGAACTGAGGCCGCGCATGTTCACGGTGTCCACGGAGTTCGACCTCCACCGCACCGCCGTCGAGCGGATGCTGCGCCTGCCCGGCGGCATGGTGTACCGCAACATGGAGCGCCGGGTGCAGCGCGTTGAGGCTGAGGCCCGTCGGCGGGCTCCGGGCAGCATGGGGCACGGCAGCAACATCACCGTGCAGATCCGGCGCGGCCCGGGCGGCGACTTCCAGGGCGTCATCAACTCCCGCCACCCGGCCACCTTGTACGTGCTCGGCGGGACGAGGCCTCATGTGATCCGACCGGTGCGGGCTCGGGCGCTGCGCTTCACGGTGGGCTCGCGAACTGTGTACGCGAAGGTCGTTATGCATCCCGGCACGGCCCCGAACAACTTCCTCAAGGAAGCACTGCGGGCGGCCCTCTAACCGCCGGAATGATCTTCGGCGGGGCGCACCTACCGTCCCGCTCATGACCGAACTCCTCACCGCACCCAACGGCTCGGGCCCGCTCGCCGCCATGGCTGCCGCCGGGCCGCCCCCTGCGGCCAAGGACTTCAGCCGCCAGCGCAAGCGCCTCGACTTCACCATCGACGACGACACCTTCGACGCCGCCCCCGCCCTCCCCGGCGACGTCTTCGTCGAGTTCGTCGGCCTCTACAACTCCACCGGCGACGTCGACGGCCTCAGGGAGCAGCACGATCTTCTCAAGCAGGCACTCGAACTCGTCCTCCTCGACGAGTCCTGGCAGCGCTTCGCCGCGCGCCTGAAGGACAAGGCCCGTCCCATCGAGGACGACCAGATGTCCGACGTCGTCATCTGGCTGCTGGAGGAGTACGGCATGCGCCCTACACAGCCGTCGCAGCCCTCGCCGGATGGGCCATCCGGCCCGGAGTCTGGCACCAGCTCGACGGAGAGTACGCAGCCCGAGGAGTCGACCTCCGAGCCCTCGCCCCAGACCGCTTCCTGAACGTCTGCTACGCCGAGATGCTGCAGCGGCTGAACGTCCGCGACGGTCAGACCGAGGAACAGGCGCGCGCCAAGCTCGACGCCGACCTCGGGGTCTCGGCATGGGCACTGCCCGGGCGCAGTCGCCGCGAGATGGAACCCGTCGACAACCGGGCGCCGTGGTGGTGGCACGGCGCTGAAGACGCCAGCCAAGGCTTCCTCGCCGCGATGGGGGTGACCCTCACGTGACCACCCCCGCGGGCGGCCTCATCGGCGACGCCACCATCCGAGTCAACGCCAACACCGACCCCGCTCTGCTGGCGCTGCGGCAGTTCTCCCGCGACGCAGACGGCCGACTGCGCGACGTCCGCGGCCGGTTCGTCTCCGAGTCCCGCCTCATCAACGGCAGCTTCAACCGGGCGGCGGGCGGGGGCAACCTGTTCGCCGGCGCGATGGAGAAGCTGAAGGCCGCGGCCATCGCCCTGTCTCCGGCGCTGATCCCGATCGCCGTGCAGGCCGCACCGATCGCCGCCGGCGTGGGCGCCGCGGCCGTGGCGATCGGCGCGTTCGCCGCCGCAGCAGGCGGCCAGATCTCCGCCATCAACGAAGCTGCGGACGCGGAGAAGAAGTACCAGGACGCGATCGACGCACACGGCGCCGCATCCAAGCAGGCCCTCGACGCGCAGGCCGCATACGTCCGGCAGATCGAGCAGATGCCTGCCGCCAGCCGGGAAACCGCGGCCGCGCTGTCAGCGATGAAGGACCAGTACAAGGCATGGTCCGACGGCCTTGCGGACTCGACGATGCCGGTCGCCACCAAGGGCATCCAGACGTTCTCCGCCGTGTTCCCGAAGTTGACCCCGCTGGTGGAGGGATCGTCGCGTCAGCTCGACCGGTTCTTCACCATCGCCGGTGGGGCTATCGCCTCGCCGGGCGTGGACGCGTTCACCGCGAAGTTCGCCGACTTCTCCGAACGCGCGATGGCCAAGGCGAATGATTCGCTGATCCAGTTCATGCGCACCGCCGACACCGGCAAGGTGTCCAGCGGCGTGTCGACGTTCATGGACTACGTCCGCTCCAACGGACCGCTCGTGCGCGACACCCTGTCCTCCGTCGCGACGACCCTGACGAACGTGCTGGCTGCTGCCTCCAACGCGGGGCCGACCATGCTGACCGTGGTGAACGTGCTCGCCAGCCTGGCGGCCGCCGTCCCCTCCAACGTCATCACGACGCTGCTGCAGGTCGCCATCGCAATCAAGGCGGTGCGGCTGGCGGCGGCCGGTATGGCGGCGGTGTCGGGGCGGGTGATGGCGTTCGGTGCGTCGCTGACAGCAATGCGGCTCGCAGCGTCCGGTGCGACCGGGGTGGTTCCGAAGCTGACGGCCGCGCTCGGCGCACTGTCGTCGGGGGCCCGGCTCGGTCTGGCCGCAGGCGCGATCGGTGCGCTCGTCGTGGCGATGCACGAACTGTCGGACCAGAAAGCGCCGGTGGCGGTCGATGAGCTGTCGACGTCGCTGAACACGCTGGCCGCGACGGGCAAGGTCACCGGTGCGCTGAAGACGAACTTCGACGAGATCAGCGAGTCCATCGCGATCGTGTCGAAGGGCGCGTCGGACAACAAGTTCGTCCAGCTCACCTCCGACTTCGGCACCTGGCTGGGGGTGGCGAACGGGCCTGGCGTATCCGACGCTCGGAAAAATCTTGATGCGTGGGACAAGTCCATGGCCCAGCTCGTGGCCGAGGGCAAGCCCCAGCAGGCAGCCGCGCAGTACGAGATCCTGAAGAAAGCGTGGGTCGCTGGCGGCGGTGACCTCAGCCGCCTGAACGAGGTCACCAACGACTACCAGAACTCTCTGGCCAACCAGAAGTACGAGGCCGACCTCGCCGCGCAGGCCATGGGCCTGTTCGGTACGCAGGCGCAGGCTACGTCGGCGAAGCTCGCCGAGCAGAAGAAGAGTGCGGACGGGTTGCGGCAGGCGATCCAGGCGCTGTCCGAGCAGCATCGCAACGCCTTCGACTCCGAGACGAAGTTCGAGGCCGCCCTCGACGCGGTCACCCAGTCGCTGAAGGACAACGGCGCCACCCTCGACGTCGGCACGGAGAAGGGCCGCGCGAACCGCGATGCGCTCAGCCAGTTGGCGGGGGCGACGGAGGACGCGGCAGCCAAGGCCCGCGAGAACAATGCCTCCTGGCAGGCCGTGGCTGGGATCTACGACAAGGGCCGCAAGTCGATCGTCGACAACGCCATGGCGATGGGCCAGAGCCGCAACGAGGCGGAGAAGCTCGCGGCCACGCTGCTGACGATGCCGTCGCCGAAGATGCGCGTGGAGATGCGCACCGAGGACGCGGTTCGCTCCCTCAACGACGTGATCTCGGCGATGAAGGCGGCGCCGGGGAAGAAGGAAGTCAAGGTCGAGGCTCTGACCTCCGACGCGATCGCCATGCTCCGCGAGCTCGGCCTGACCGTCGAGAAGACCCCCGACGGCAGCTTCAAAATCACCGCTGAGACCCAGTCCGCGAAGGATGCACTGGCCAACGTGCAGCGGGCACGGGACGGCCTGAAGGACAAGTCGATCTCGCTGTCGGCGCGGGACAAAGCGAGCAAGGCCATCAAGGACATCCGCGCCGCGATCGCCAGCCTCCGCGACCGGACCGTCAACATCTACACCGTCCAGCACACACTGGGTGTGGAGGGCACGGCCGGACGGAACAACGCCAAGTACAACGGCTACGCGTCCGGTGGCACGCCGGTCAAGGGCGAGACCGCGATCGTCGGCGAGCAGGGCCCCGAGCTGGTGACGTTCGGCTCCGATGCCCGGGTGTTCGACGCGGCCACCACGAAGCGGATGCTCGCCGGGATCTCCGGCGCCGGCATGGACGTCACGCGCGGTCTGGCCGCGGGGATGGCGTCGGGCAGGTCTGGGGTGGCGGCGGCCGCTGCGGCGATGGCGGCCGCGGTCACGCTGGGGGTGCGGCAGGAGCTGCAGATCGCGTCGCCGTCGCGGGTGATGAAGGCACTCGCGAAGGACATCGGCAAGGGGTTCATCAGCGGGCTGACCGGCTCCCGCGACAAGATCAAGTCGGTGTCGAAGGATCTCGCCGCCGATGTGCGGGCGGCGTTCTCCGGGAAGAAGGAGTCGGCCCTCGTCCGCCTCATCAACAAGGACACCGACAAGCTGCTGTCGCTGGCGAAGAAGCGCGACGCGATCGAGAAGAAGATCGCCGAGGCGAACAAGTTCGCATCCGACACCGCCAGCCAGGCCCGCGCCACCGGGAGCCTCGGCTCCATCGTGCAGGAGGACGCGTACTCGCCGAAGTACGTCAAGGGCCAGATGGCCGCCTCGCTGAAGCAGATCAAACAGTTCACGGCGAACGTGAAGCTGCTGCAGAAGAAGGGCCTCAACAAGGATCTCCTGCGGCAGATCCTGGAGATGGGCCCCGAGCAGGGCGCCGCGTTCGCCGCCTCCCTCGCCGGGGCCGACAAGGCGACGATCAAGGAGTACAACTCCCTCAACTCCCAGATCAACAAGGAGTCGTCGAAGCTCGGCAAGTACGGCGCCGACCTGCTCTACGACTCGGGGAAGAAGGCGGGCGACGGCTTCCTCACGGGCTTGAAGGCTCAGCAGAAGAACATCGAGAAGCTCATGCTCGACATCGCGAAGAGCATGCAGAAGGCGATCAAGAAGGCGCTCGGCATCAAGAGCCCCAGCCGGGTCATGGCTGCCATCGGCGACATGACCATGGACGGCCTGGGAGGCGGCATCGTCCGGCGGCTGCCCGTCATCCAGACCGCCATGCGCAAGGCAGCAGACATCGTCACCAGCGGCGTCCCCACCACGATGCCCGCCCTGACAGCGCCCGGCGTGAACACCCCCGCCCTCGTGGGCACCCAGCGCCGCCGCCGCGACAGCCAGATCATCGAAGTCCACGAGCACCACTACCACTTCGACAACAAGGGCGTCATCGGCTCCCAGATCGAACTCGACAACTGGCTCGCCCGCTCCATCGACCGCCTCAACACCCAGCGCCGCCTGCCCAAGCCGAGGGTGGCCTGACATGCCGCTGCTCGGACAGCTCACCGACACCTTCGACGCCGCCACCGTCGACACCAGCAAGTGGCCCAACAACTACCACGAGGGCGGCGGCCCGCTGCCCGACCAGGTCGGCGGCCGCGCCCGCGTGCCCTGCACCTACACCTACGCGGCGTTCGCCTCCGGCACCATCTACACCCTCGCCAACTCCGAGGCCCGGGTGCGGGTCTACCCGCCGGCCGTGGGCGGCGCGACCGGGTCGGTGTTCTGCCAGCTCCTCATCCTGTCCAGCGTGGTGGGCACGCAGATCGTGTTCGAGGTCAACATGGCCACGAACCTGCTGCTGATGGCCGTGCACGTGGGCTTCACCGACGAGGACCCGGGCACGCTGCCGTACGATCCGGTCGCTCACGCCTGGCTCCGCGTCCGCGAGTCCGGCGGCTTGCTCAACTGGGAGACGTCGCCGGACGGCCGGACCTGGACGACCCAGCACACCGAGACCTCCCCGGCCTGGGTCAGCAACACCAACCTGCAGGCGCAGCTGCTGGCGTTCCGTGACAGCGGCACCGAGGACTACGCCTACTTCGACGACTTCAACATCACCCCCGTCATGGCCGGCGGCTACACCGTCGCCGTGGACTGGGCGGGCGACGGCGACTTCGACGACACCTACGACACCGTCACCACGGACGTCCTGGCCCGCGGCGCGGTCACCTTCCAGTACGGCCGTGACCAGGCCCGGCAGCTGTCCCCGCCCAAGGTCGGCACGCTGAGCATGACCCTGTGCAACGCCGACCGGATCTACAGCCCCGAGAACCCCTCGTCGCCGATCGGCGACGACATGTCCCCGGCCGCCCCGGTGAAGGTGGAGACCGTCTACGAGGACGTCCTCTACCCGCTGTTCACCGGCCGCGTCGACGACCTCGACGTCCACCCCGACCGCGGCGACCGCTCCCTGGAGATCACCGCCCTCGACCTGCTGTCGCTGCTGCAAGGCGTACGCATCTCCACCGAGCTGTACGCATCCCAGCGCACGGGCGCCCTGATCGGTGTCATCCTCGACGCCGTCGGCTGGACGGGTCCCAGGGATATCGACCTCGGCGCCACGTTCGTGCCCTGGTGGTGGCTCGACGAGGCCGACGCCTTCAGCGCACTGAACGACCTGCTCGCCTCCGAAGGGCCGCCGTCGATCGCGTACGTCGGCCCCGACGGCACGTTCATTTTCCGCGACCGCCACCACCGGCTCCTGCGGCCCGCGTCACTCATCAGCCAAGCCACGTTCACTGCAGAGCGCCCAGCAGACTGCTCCACCGGAGGCACCGACACCTGCCCCGGATTCGGCGAGTGCGGCTTCGGCGAAGGCGGATTCGGAGGATAACGAGATGCCCTACAGCCCCATCGCCCACGGCACCCTGAACTGGGACGTCCCCGTCAACGCGGCCCTCGCCGCCCTGTGGGCCGAGATCAGCGGCGCCACCTTCTACACCCTGGTCGCCGCCGCCAGCGCACCGACGAGCGTGAAGAACAAAGCCCAGTACGTGTGCGACGGCACCGCCGACCAGGTGCAGATCCAGTCGGCCGTCGACGCCGCCTTCGCCGCGGGCGGCGGCATCGTGCAGCTGTCGCCTGGCGTGTTCTTCACCTCGGCGCCCGTCACGCTGCACCCCACCGTCCGCCTCATCGGCACTCACGGCGATCAGATTTTCAACACGGGGCAGCTGACCGTCACCTCCTACATCCGGCCCGTCGCCGGGTTCGCTGGCGGCGCCGCCATCGTGATGCTCGACCAGACCGACGGCGGCTACAGCAACAAGTCCGCGGAGCAGCAGATCCAGGCGCTGACCATCGACGGCACCGGCGTGGGCGGCACGGTGCACGGCATCCAGGGCGGCGGCTACATCCACGGCGTCCTGCTGCGCGACGTCACCGTCAAGAACGTGACCGGCAAGGGCATCTACACCTTCACCGCCAACGGCTCGCAGCCGTTCTCGTGGAACTTCCACCGGGTCGTCGTCGACAACCCGGACGGCGTCGGCATCCACCTGATCAACCACTCCGACTGCACGATGACCGACGTCATCTCCATCGGCGCCGGAGACAACGCCTTCACCCTGTCGAACATGCCCAACTCCCGGCTCCTCGGCGTACGCGCGGAGTGGTCCGAGGGGCACGGCTACTACATCACCGGCGGCTGGGGCACCGGCCAGGGCTCCGGCGGCATGAGCATGGTCGGCTGCTCCACCGATCGCAACCGCTTCAACGGCATCCTCGTCGACGCCACCGGCAATGCCCCCCTGATCTTCTCCGCCGTCGCCTGCCGCCGCGACGGACGCAACGGCGGCGCGGGCGGCGGCGACTACTCCGGCTTCCGCGCCACGGCAGCTGGCATGCCCGTCATCATCGACAACCTCGTGACCTATCCCGGCGTCGACGACGACGGCACCGGCACCAACTCCCCGGTCAACGGCTTCAAAGCGTCCGGCTCCACCTATGTGGCGCTCAACAGTGGCTTCCTCCACGGCGCGACCAACGGCTACGTGGACGGCGGCACGAACGCGGTGCTGCGCCGAGGCCCGAACATCGGCGAACGCACCGGCACCACCGCAGCTCCCACCAACGCGTTCGCCAACCCGTGGGGCGCCGCCGGGAACGCAACGTTCAGCGGCTACACCGTCCTCGACGCCGGCCAGTCCAACGGGCAGTGGACCACCTGGGACGGCACCGCGAAGGCCCTGCAAATCGGCACCGCGGGCGGCGGCCTGGCCATCAAGGAAGGCACGAACGCCCGCCTGGGCCGCGCCACCCTGGTGGCTGGCACCGTCACGGTGGCGAACACGTCCGTCACGGCAGCCTCGGAGATCTTCCTGACCTGCCAGACCCCCGGCGGTACGCCCGGCTTCCTGCGCGTCTCGGCGCGCACGGCAGGCACCTCCTTCACGATCCTTTCGTCGTCCAACACCGACACCTCGGTCGTGGGCTACCTCATCGTCGAACCGGCCTGAGGAGGCAACCCGTGGCAGACCTGTCGTTCCTCGAACCGTTCGGCTACTCCCACGGCTGGCGCGACATCGTCAACCTCGTCAACTTCGACGTCGACGAGCGCCGCCCCGACTCCGCTTACAGCACCGTCTGGCAGAGCGACGACACCATCTCCCTCGCCCTCGGCCAGAGCACCCAGATCCAGGCCAAGGCGAGCGACCCGTTCCGTGACGCCGTCGACCTCGTCATCGGCAGCGACATCATCTTCACCGGCGGCGGCACCGTCGTCACGTCCCTGTCCCGCCGGTCCGGGCAGTCGACGACCATCACCATCACCGCCGCCGGCGGACCGGTCACCATCACCCACCTCCAGGTCCGTGCCCGCTCCGTGCCCGTCGCCCGCACCGTCAAGGTGTCCGCCGACGACGCGGTCTCCATCGCCCGGCACGGCCTGCGCTCCTACCCCGACGACGCCCCGTGGGCCGGGCAGAACGACGCCTTCGCCATCACCCAGCTGCTGCTCGCCCACTACGCGCAGCGCCGCCCCACCGTGGAGATGCGGCTGGTGTCCTCCGACCCCGAGCATCTCCTGCAGATCCTCACCCGCACCATCTCGGACCTGATCACCATCAACCACGGCGAACTCGGCCTGGCCGCCGACTTCCACATCGAGTCCCTGCAGCACACCATCGCCCGCATGCCCGACAGCGACGAAGACGACGAGTGCGCGCCCCGCGTCCACTACGCCACCCTCGGCTGCGAACGCACCGGCCTCGTCGTGCCCGGCAACCCCTTCACCTTCGACGTCGCCGGACGCGGCTTCGACGACGGCGTCTTCGACCCCACCGCCGCCGACGACCCCGACGCCGTGTTCATCTTCGACCACCCCACCCAAGGCCGATTCGACCACGGCAGGTTCGGCACCTAACCGTTCGGAACGATCATGGGCGGGGGGTGCCTACCGTCCCACCCATGGAGCTGCTCACCGCCCGCGCACGGGCCTACGTCTACGCCGGGGACTGGGTCGCCGACTGCCCCCGCGGCTGCGGCGGCGTCGAGCACCTCTTCGCCCGCACCAACCCCCGCGACCCCCGCAGCCCCCGCATCCGGCAACTTCCCGAGTTCCACTGCTCCTACTGCCAGATGACCGCCGCCATCGACTGGCCCGAGGACATGGCCGACATCATGGCCGTCCTCATGCTGCGGCCCGTCCCGCACAACCGGAACTGGTACCCGAAAGACCACGACGTCGCCGTCCGCTTCCGCATCCCCCACGGGCAGACCATCGACGAACTCCGCGCCGAGAACGTGGCGCACGGCGTGCCCGCCGAGGCGGTGACCACGTGACCTGGACCGCGCCCATGACAGCGGTCGCCAACTCGACGTTCACGGCCGCCCAGTTCAACACCCACGTGCGCGACAACCTGAACGAGACCGCGCCCGCCAAGGCCACCGCGGGCGGCTCGTACTTCGCCGCCTCGGGCATCAACCAGATCGCCGAACGCCGCGCCGCCACCCAAGGCGACCTCACCCTGGGGACCACCACCTCGACCGCCTTCGGCGACCTGACCGGCGCCAGCGTCGGCCCGTCCGTCACCGTCGACACCGGGCCCGCCGCATTCGTCATCGTCCGCTGCTCCGCCGAGAACTCCGGCGCAGGCTCCGCCCGCATGGCCTACCAGATCTCCGGCGCCACCAGCGTCGCCCCGGCCGACAACCGCGGCATGCACGTCTTCGGCGGCGCGGGCGTCAACATCGGCGCCTCCGACGTGTCGCTGTGGACCGCGCTGACACCGGGCTCCAACACGTTCACGGCGAAGTACCGCGTGTCCTCGGGCACCGGCAGCTTCTCCGCCCGCCGCATCCTCGTGATGCCTTTCTGAGGAAGGGAGGAACCCCATGGCCTGGTCCGCGCCCATGACCGCCGTCGCCAGCTCCGTCTTCACGGCAGCCCAGTTCAACACCTTCCTCAGGGACAACCTTAACGAGACCGCCCCAGCTAAGGCCTCCACCGCCGGCGCGCACTTCGCGGTGTCGGGGACGAACGAGATCTCCGAGCGGATCTCCGAGACCGCGAGCGTCCTCGTCGCCGAGACGACCACGTCGACGACCTTCACCGACCTCACCACGGTCGGCCCGTCCGTGACGGTCGACACCGGGCCGGCCGCGCTGGTCGCCGTCCACGGATCGGTGGAGAACACCGGCGCCGGCAGCTCGCGCATGGCCTACGACGTGTCCGGCGCGTCGACGATCGCGGCCGCCGACAACCGGGGCATCGGTGTCGCGGGGGTCGCCGGGACGGTGCTGATCGCGTCGGGGGTGGCGCTGCATTTCGACCTCACCCCCGGGACGAACACGTTCACCGCGAAGTACCGGGTCGCCAGCGGCACGGGCACGTTCCAGTCCCGCCGTATCACCGTCTTCCCCCTGTAAGGAGCGTGCCCCATGGCCTGGTACCCCGGCGCGAAGAAGCTGGAGTTGCAGCCCGAGTCGGACGCTCAACAGGCGATCCGGCCCACCCAGCTCATCGTGCACTCGCTCGCCGCGCCGTGGACGGCGCAGCGCACCTACGAGTACTGGCGCGACTCGACCAACTTGGAGTCCCATTTCGGCCTGGGCTACGCGGGCGACCTCGCGCAGTACATCGGCACCGAGACCCGCGCGGATGCCAATGCCGCCGCGAACCGCCGTGCGGACGGCACCGGGGCGATCAGCGTCGAGACGGCCTCCTACACGAGCGCCACCGACGAGTGGACCCCGGCGCAGGTCGAGGAACTGATCAAGCTCGGCGTGTGGGCACACCACGAGCACGGCATCCCGTTGCGGCTGTGCCGGTCGGCGGACGACCCGGGCTTCGGCTGGCACAAGCAGTTCGACGCCTGGAACCCGAACGATCACGCCTGCCCTGGCCCGGCGCGGATCAGGCAGTTCCGCGAGGTCGTGTTCCCGGGCATCGTCGCCCGCGCGACCGGCGCCACCCCACCCACCACCGAGGAGAACAAGGTGACCATCTCCAAGGCTGACGGCGACATCGTCGTCGACCGGTTCCTCGACGCCGACAAGTTCGATGCCCCCACCGACGCCACCGACTACGACCCGGACCCGACCAAGCCCGGCCACTACTGGTCCGGCCGCACCGTCTTCCGCGACCTCGTCACCCGGGTCCGCAACCTCGGCAAAGCCACCGACTCCCTGCGCGCCAAGCTCGACGCCCTCCCCGCCGTGGAACTGACCGACGCACAGATCTCCGCCCTAGCTTCCGCCGTCGCCTCCAACCCGGCGCTCGCCGAGCAGATCGCGGAGAAGGTCGCCGTCAAGCTCGCCGAACGCCTGGCCGACTGAGCCCCCTGCCCACCAGAATCGAGACTCCTCATGAAGATCTTCGGCTACGAACCCGCGCTCATCGTGTCCGCCCTCAGCGCCGGACTCTCCCTCATCGTCACCTTCAACATCGGCATGAGCGGCGAACAGGCAGGCGCCATCGTCGCCATCGTCACCGCCGTGTTCGGCGCCATCGCTGCCGCCCTCACCCGGCCGATCGCCCCGTCTGCGTTCACCGCCCTCGTGGCTGCCGCTTCTGCGCTGCTGGCCGCCTACGGCCTGAACGTGTCCGCCGAGACGGTCGGCGCGACGAACGCCCTCGTCCTCGCTGTGCTCACCCTGGTGACGCGCGGGCAGGTCTCTCCGAAGGGAGCCAGCGCGTGAGCGTCCTCGACGAACGCATCCGCCGCATCGCCCGCGAGGAAGCCGAAGGCCTCGCTGAGTCGGCCCCCGGCGTCGTGCTCCAGACCAGCGGCCCCGACCGGCTGGCCGAGTTGGAGAACCAACTCGCCGCCCTGACAGCCCGCGTCGACGAACTGGAGAAGGCAGCCGCGGCCCCGGCCAAGCGCACCGCGCGCAAGACCGTGGCGGAGACGACCGAGTGAGAGTCGTCGTCTACCCGTCCGACTCCTACGGCTGCGGATCCTTCAGAATGATTTGGCCCGGCCAGCACCTCGCCGCGGCCGGGCACGACGTCGACGTCGTCCAGACCAAGGACCGCCGCGTCCGCCTCGTCATGACCGGCGACACCGTCACCGACGTCCAAGTCGACGCCGACGTCGTCGTCCTCCAGCGGATCACCCACGCCTACATGGCACAGGCCGTCGGCGTGATGCGCGCCAAGGGCATCACCGTCGTAGTGGACGTAGACGACGACCTCTCCTCCATCCACCCCTCCAACCCGGCCTGGGCCATGCACCGCCCGGGCGCCGGACTCCACTCCTGGCACAACCTCGCCGCGGCCTGCCGGGAGGCCTCCCTCGTGACCGTGTCCACCCCGGCACTGCTGGACGTGTACGCGCGGCACGGCCGCGGCGCGGTCCTGCCGAACTACCTGCCCGACCACTACTACGGTCTGCCCCATGTGGACTCGGACGTCGTGGGCTGGCCGGCCTCGTTCCACTCCCACCCCAACGATGCCGAGGTCGTCGGCGGCGCGGTGGCCCGACTCGTCGACGAGGGCTGCGAGTTCGTGATGCGCGGCGATAGCACGGGCGCGGGTCGCGCGTTCGGCCTCGCCGCGGATCCGGCCGGCGGCGGCGTTCCCATCGAGGAGTGGCCGGCTGCGGTCGCCGAGTTGGGGGTGGGGATCGCGCCGCTGGCGGACACCCGGTTCAACGCGGCGAAGTCGTGGCTGAAGCCGCTGGAGATGTCGGCGTGCGGGGTGCCGTGGGTGGCGTCACCGCGCGCCGAGTACCGCCGGCTGCATGAGCTGGGTGCTGGAGTTCTGGCGGACCGGCCGCGGACTTGGTACCGGGAGGTGCAGCGGCTGCGGCAGTCGGCCGCCATGCGCGCCGAGTTGTCGGAGGCGGGGCGCCAGGTGGCGGAGGGGCTGCGGCTGCGGGATCACAGCTGGCGGTGGATCGACGCCTGGACGAGGGCGTACGAGTTGGACCGGGCTACGCCGCGGGCTTCGGTAGCGGTGTAGCTGCGATCGGCTCCTCGCGCACGTCCCGAATCCACGACACCCCGCACGCGAGGCAGAGTTCGTGCGGGTCGGTGTAGACGAGCTCGGTCGACTGGCAGATCGGGCACTTCGCGCGGGTACGGACCCGGCGCAGCTGGTCGCGCTGGTAGGTCGTAGTCCCCGCCCAGTAGCCCTCGGCGCGGTGGAGCATGGCCCATGCGAGGCAGCGGGTGCGGGCCGGGCAGGTGCGGCACCAGCGTTCCTCGGCGACGGCGGCGTCGTCGTCGGTCTCGATGTCGGGGATGAAGTCGAAGTCGGCGGTGGCGCAGGGGGCGTTGTTCTGCCAGGCGACGTCGTCTGCGGAGAAGTACTCGACGATGCTCACGGCGTCTCCTCCTGCGGGAACCAGGTGTACATGTCGTCTGTGTCCCACTCGCCAAGGATCTCGTCCTGGTGAATGGTGCCGTCGTGCAGAGGTAGGAAGCACACGGCTTCGCATCCCTCCACGTCTGGCCAGAACACGGTGGCGGCGCCGCACGTCTCGCGCGTCATGGCGCCCGTCTCAGGGGCACGGGGTGTCGTCGGCGACGGACCACACCGCAGCGCCGTGCGGGCCGAGGCAGGTGCGGATACGGCCCTGCTTCTGGAGCCGCTTGCAGGAGAGGTGGACGGCGTCGCGGTCGAGGCCTGTGTGCGTGGCGAGTTCGCGGCGGGAGCTGAGGCCGGCGGCGATGAGCTCGTAGATGGTCTCGTCGCGGGCGGCGACTTGGGGGTCTCTGGGGCGGCCGGGGCGGCGGGCGGTCTCCTGCACGATGGCCTCGCATTCATTTGGCCGGGCGGCTGAAATTTATTATGCACAGGTATGGGCGGGACTGGTGTGACCGGAATTCAATCTCCGCAACCGCTGGCAGACTTCGGCCCAACTCGACCCGAGGAGGGCGCCATGGCCGAAGCGACCGCCACGCCACGACAGAACCCGTACATGCTGCGCCGGTAGGGAGGCTTGTGGACGTCACCACTATCGGCGCGATCCTCGCCTGTGTGGGCGTTGTGTCCGGCTCGGTGGTGACGTGGCTCGGCAAGCGCGGCGAGTCGAACAACTCGTTGACGGACCAGCTGCAAGAGGAGCTGGCCACGGAACGAGCCGAACGTAAGGCCGCTCAGGCTGAGGTCGACGTGCTGCATGAGCGCAGGCGCGTCGATCTGGTCCGGATCACGCAACTGGAGATTGAGATCATCCGACTCGGAGGAACGCCACCCCCATGACCCGTACTGAGCGCGCGATCGTCTTGCACTGGCGCGGCATCGCGACCTTGTGCGCGATCGTCGCTCTGTTCGGAATCGCGTTCATCCTGTGGCATCGGATCGACACGTCGGACCGGAACTATCGGGACGCGGTGGCGGAGGCGGATCGGCGCGGGGATGCGGTGTCGACGCTGGCCGGGGATGTCCGTGCGCTGCGGGCGCAGGTGAAGGCCGCGGGACGCACACCGGTCGCGCCGGACCCGAGCAAGGCGGTGGAAGGGCTGCCGGACCGGGCGCAGGTGCCGGTGCCGATCCCCGGCCAAAGGGGTGCGACGGGACCCAAGGGCGAGCGTGGTGAGCCGGGCACGTCCGGCGAACCGGGAGAGGACGGCAGTCCTGGAGCGAGCGGTGCGCCTGGCGTGCCGGGAGCTGATGGCGAGCAGGGTCCGCAGGGCGTTCAGGGGGAGCGCGGCGAGAAGGGCGACACGGGCGAACAAGGCCCGAGGGGAGAGCCCGGCCCGGATTGCCCGGACGGCTACCACCTGGAGGCGCCATCGTGGGATGAGGATGCGCTGGTGTGCCGTCGGGATGGTGCGCCGCAGCCGGACGATCCGGGCAACGGGGCGCGGGCGGCTGGGGCGTTGGACCCGCGACGCATCCAGTACGCGTGAGCTACCCGTCGAGGTAGCCGAGCTCGTTGTCGGGTCGGCAGTGCGGGCAGGCGTCGATGCCCTCGGTGAGTGCCCGCAGCGCGGCGTCGCGTGTCAGACCCTTCGACCGCTTGCCTGCCATGTGGCAGCCGCCGACGTGGACGTAGATGGGTGGGGCGTCGCGGTTGAGGCCGTGCTCGATGAGCCAGTCTGGCTGGGGCGGCCGGGCGTCGATGCCGCGCTGCCGTTCGACTTCGCGCCGCTCCGCCGCCGTGATGGCCTGCCGTACCGTCTGGAGCTGGAGCGCGAGCCAGGTCTCCAGGGTGCGGAGT